ATATTGTTGATGTAAAGATGCCAGCGGCGTTGAAGAGCGTAGAGCCAGGCAAACTACACGCAAGTCTTTTGCGTGACATTCCAACTGGGGGCAAGTTGTTTTACCTTGCAGCAGATGCTTGGAATGCAATGGTTGAGGCAGCAAAGGCTGATGGCGTAGAGCTCAAGCCCACGAGTAGCGGTGATTTATATCGTAGTTATGACAGTCAAAAGGCTGGCTTTTTAAGTCGCTACAGTCTTCAAGATACGGGAACTGGTTCAACAAAAACTTTTGAAGGTAAGACTTGGTATTTGAAGAAAGGCATGGCGATGCTGGCGACACCAGGTAAGTCTCAGCACAATCTCGGTTTGGCGGTTGATATTGCTAACGCCTCAGAGAAGAAAAGAATTAATTGGTTGATTGCTAATGTTGAAAAGTTTGGGTGGAGTTGGGAAGTTGTTCCTTCAGAGCCTTGGCATATTCGTTATGTATGTGGTGATGCAGTACCGCAAGCAGTGAAAGACTATGTTGCTCGTAATCCAAAGCCGGGTAGTGTATTTGGTTCAGTTGCGGAACAGAAAGTTGCAGCAGAACAGAAGGCAGCAGCTCCCGCAGCCAATGTTGCGGCTGCAGCGGGTAAGGCTGTTATTCGTTTAGGTCAAAAAGGTTTGGATATCAGAGAGGCACAGAGATTATTGAATAAGCATGGTTTTGAATGCAAACCTGATGGAGATTTCGGCCCTAAAACACAAGGACTTGTTAAGCAATTCCAGAAAGCAAAAGGTATCCCAGTTACTGGTGATGTCGATCAGCCTACATGGGCTGCATTGCTGGCATAACTGATCTTTGATAATATCTTATAGGAGATATTATGGCTGCAACAGTTAATATTCAAATTTATCAAGGTGATACTTATGTTCATCAATTGTCTTTGAAGAGTAGCGCGAATGCGGTTATAAATATTTCAACTAGAACATATGCTGGTCAAATTAGAAAAAGAAGCTCTTCTGATGCAATTACGGCGACATTTTCTACTGAAATAACAGATGGCGCTAACGGCGTTGTTGTGTTTAGTTTGGCACCGAATATTACTTCAAACATAGCATCCGGGTCGTATGTATATGATTTCCAGGAAACAAATGGCGCTGTTGTTACAACACTTCTGAAGGGGAGTGTTGCCGTGATAGGTGAGGTTACAAGGTAATGGCTGATGCAACAACCGTTCAAATCAGTACGAGTAATGTCTCCAATGTCTCTCAGGTAATTAATACTACTGTATTAAGCCAATCTAGTGGTACAATTAATATACCAAGTTTAAGTTTAGCAACAACGGTTACCGATGTCGCTAGAAGTGGAGTTGTGGGTGTGAGTAACTTGGCGGCTAGGGCAGATCATGTCCACAGTGCAGCCAATCTTTTAGTTGATGGAGGGAATTACTAATGGCGAATACGCTAAGAATCAAGAGAAGGGCGACCGGCAATGCTGGTGCACCTACAAGTTTAGAGAATGCGGAATTAGCATTTAACGAAGTAGATAACATTCTTTACTACGGTAAAGGGTCTGGTGGTGTAGGTGGAACCGCAACTACTGTTGAAGCAATCGGTGGTCTTGGTGCTTTTATCACCTTGACTGGTGAACAAACAATCACTGGTAACAAGACTTTTAGTGGAAACACAATTGTCCCTACTCCAACCGCAAACGGTCATGCTGCTACTAAGCTTTATGTTGATGGCGCTATAGCTAATGTTGCTACAGCATTTACTGTATCTGGAGACAGCGGTTTCAATCAAACGATCACATCTGGCGCAGATACCTTAACAATTGCTGGCGGTACCGGTCTTTCGTCGATAGGAAGTAATACCGATACATTAACAATTAATCTTGACAATACCGCTGTTACAGCAGCAACTTATGGTAACGCAAGCTCAGTTGGAACATTCACTGTTGACGCCCAGGGTCGCTTGACCAATGCGGTATCTACATCGATTTCAATCACTGCTTCACAAGTTAGTGATAGAGCAACAAACCTTGTAACGGGTCTGACAGGAACTGCAAATGAAATTGCAGTATCAAACTCTGGTGTTGGTGCAGTAACACTTAGCCTTCCAGCTAATGTTACTATCTCAAATAACCTTACAGTCTCTGGAGATTTGATTGTTAATGGTAATACAACAACTCTTAACACAGCAACACTTGTTGTTGAGGACAAGAATATTGTTCTTGCTAATGTTGAAACACCGACAGATACTACTGCTGATGGTGCTGGATTTACAATCAAAGGTGCAACAGATAAGACATTAAATTGGGTTGATGCTACCGATGCTTGGACATCTTCTGAGCATTTCAATATTGTCGCTGGTAAGTCATTTTATATTGGCGGATCGGCAGTACTTTCAAATACAACTTTGGCTTCAAGCGTTGTTACTTCAAGCCTTACATCTGTAGGAACAATTGGTACTGGTGTATGGCAAGGTACTGCTATTGGTATCGCTTACGGTGGAACTGGTTCAACAACTACTGGAGATGCAAGAACTGCTTTAGGTCTTGCTATTGGTACGGATGTTCAAGCTTTCAGCTCGCAACTCACAGCGCTTGCTGCGAACACTGCTACTATTGATGGCGGTACTTTCTAAATAAGAGGCTTGAATGGCTAATGTAATTAAATTAAAAAATTCAGGAACAGCAAACAGCACCCCCACTTCACTTGAGGTGGGGGAGCTTGCTATTAACTATGCTGACGGTATTTTGTATTATAAGAATTCTAGTAATGCAATTTCTATATTAAGCTCTGCGTTATCTGCTCAAGGTACTAGCAGTATAGAAATTGCTACAACACCACCAGCATCGCCATCAGAGGGTGATCTGTGGTTTGAATCAGACACTGGAAAAACATTTATTTATTATGATAGTTTCTGGGTGGAAACTTCCGGCGCGGATGGCTCACAAGGATCAACTGGCTCCACTGGCCCCACAGGTCCAGAAGGTGGTACAACAACCTTAACAACAAAGGGAGATATTTTAGCAAGAGGCACTTCAGGGTCTGTGCGCCTTCCTGTTGGAACTGATGGAAAGGTGTTGACTGCAAACTCATCCACTACAACTGGTTTAGAGTGGGTATCCCCAACAGTTTATGCAACAGTTGCAAATCTAAGTACATTATCAAACACCGTAACAGACATTTCAGGTAATGCAAGTACTCTTTCAAATACTGTCACAACCTTGTCTGCCAATGTCAGTACTCTTTCAAATACAGTTACAACCCTGTCTGCCAATGTCAGTACTCTTTCAAATACAGTTGCTTTAAAAGCCAACATTGCATCCCCAGCGCTTACTGGGGTGCCAACAGCCCCAACTGCCGCTAACACAGTAAATAATACACAGATCGCAACGACTGCTTATGTAAAAACGGTTATTGGAGATTTGATAAATTCAGCACCAGAGACTCTTGATACTCTTGGAGAGATAGCAAGCTCTCTTGCTAATAATAACACACTCTCGTCAACGCTAACAACATCTATTGCGCTTAAAGCACCGCTAGCAGACCCTACTTTTACTGGAACGGTAACAATTCCTGCTGGTGCATCTATCTCTGGATTTGCAACACTTGCTGATCCTACCTTTACAGGAAATGTTGCGGGTATTACAAAAACAATGGTCGGTCTTGGAAGTGTTGATAACACAACAGACCTTGGTAAACCAATTTCAAATGCTACACAGACAGCATTGGATCTTAAAGCTCCTCTTGCAAATGCTACATTCACAGGGACAATTGTTCTTCCAGCGACAACATCAATTGCTAATGTTACATCAACCGAAATTGGGTATTTAGATGGGGTTACTTCTGCAATTCAAACACAGTTGGATAATAAACAGGCAATCATTGCCAATGTTTCTGATACAGAAATCGGTTATCTTGACGGTGTAACAAGTGCAATTCAAACACAGTTGAATACAAAAGCTTCAACAGGAAAAGCCATAGCAATGGCAATAGTATTCGGAGGATAAAATGTCAGCACCAAATATCGTAGGCGTAACAAACATCAAAGGGAAAACAGCAGTTCTTGCTGTTACAACTACGGCTACACCTATCGTCAAAAACGAGGGTAGTAGCGCAGGCACAACAATTGTTGTTACCGCCAGCGGCTCATCTGCATATGTAGTTGGAGGCTCAAACAACGCAACTATTTCTGTTGTCCGTGGTGCAACTTACACAATTCGGGTAAGCGCAGTTGGACATCCTTTTTGGATTCAGACATCGACGGGTGCGTATAACGCAGCCAATATCGTAACTTCTGGCATTACAAATAACGGAACCGAGCTTGGCTATATCACCTATCAGGTTCCTGCTGATGCGCCAGACACTCTCTACTATGTTTGCCAAAACCACTCTGCTATGGCTGGTTCAATCACGGTTACTGGTACCGCAAGCAACTCGGGCAAGGTATTTAAAGTTAACGCTCTTTATATCTCCAATGTTGACGGAACAAATAATGCAGATGTCACTGTTGATATCTTCCGTTCATCAACCGCATATCGTATTGTGAACACTGTTGTTGTTCCAGCAGATGCGGTTTTAGATGTTATTTCAAAAGCGTTTTACCTTGAAGAAGGAGACTCTTTGCGACTCACAGCAAGTGCTAACTC